GGTCAGACAGCAACAGTATCAACAGCGATAATTGACTCGACTTTAGTTGGTCGTGAACTCATTACGGCAGCGGATGAAGCAGCGGCTCGATTGAGCTTGGAGTTGTCGGCTACTGACGATGTTACTTTTAGTAGTGTGTCGGCAGTGGATGGCGACTTCTCTGGCACTGTTACAACTGACTTAATAGACACAGTTGGACAATATCTAGTATTCTACAACGCCGGTGTTATCGCAGCTAATATAGGCTCAAGTGGACGCATTACATCGTGGCTAGATATTGTGCCTTCGGCAGATGGTACGAAATCATCCGGTCTGGGAATTCGCAGATGGTCTAACGTATACTCAGTAAACGGCTCATTCTCTGGCAACCTCAACAGCGAAGTCGGCGGCACTGTTCGCCACTATTCGACGGGCACCGAGGGCGACACAGACACATCTTTTATCGAAATGGGTGATGATGGTACGAGACACACCATATATACGACTCAATCAGGTGCGGGTACATATAGAAACCTCCGTGTTGGTAATTCTGCCCATTATATGGAAGTAGTGCCTTCTAGTGCGAAAATGGATTGGTACATCAGTGGCGTTAAAAGGTTTAGTGTTACCTCAACTGGTTCCTCGTTCTATAATAACTTGATTCCATCTTCTTCTGTCCTTGAATGTGGGACAGACGCACAAAGATGGGGGGGTGTCTACTCAGTAGATGGAAACTTCTCAGGCGATATTACAGTTGACGACACTAGCCGCATAACAAGCAGTGACAAGGTCCGTATTGGTGGCGATTCAGGTTCGGTCTTTTATATTGGTACAAACGCTCGGATAATCCATGACAGCGCAGGTTTGTACCCTAACCCCACCCTAGCTTGTGCTATAGGTACTTCCGCTAGAAGGTTTTCTGCTGCTTATTTTGCAGCTGGATCATTCACAGGAAATCTCAACACCGAAGTCGGCGGCTCACAGCGAGTTTATAACCTTGGCACTGACGGTGATACTGACACAGAGTATCTCGAAACATCTTGGGATGCTAACGTAGCCACCATTGCCAATAGAAATACTGGGATAAATTCCCAAAGAGATTTGGTGATCCAAGCTGGAATGGAGGGCGGCGATCTTGAGCTTAAAGGTTCGAGAGTGCGACTTTATGACGGTGCCAGCCTAATGCTGAATGTAGATTCAAGTTCTGTACAGTTATACGGAACACTTCAACCGAGTCACACAAACACTAGGTATCTAGGAACAGACGCCCTTCGTTGGAGGAACACTTACTCAGTAGATGGCTCATTCAGCGGAACTCTCAACAGCGAAGTTGGCGGCTCGGCTAGAGTTTATCATATCGGAACTGACGGAGATGCTAACACTGAGTTCCTTGAGTTAAAGTCAAACGGCGTTAACCACACTATATACACCGCAGCTACTGGAACGGGCAATGACGGACGAGAGTTGTCGATAGGCAACCCAAATGGCCGTATCAGACTCGGCTCGAATTACATGATATATGCCGTAGGTGGTACTCGGCTGAACATAACATCAAGCTATGTTTACCTTGCCCCAGCCATATCTGTAATACCTACCACAGATGGAACCGTCGAGCTTGGTATGGAGGGTTCACGCTGGGAGAATGTAGCTTCAGTAGATGGCTCATTCAGCGGAAACCTCAACGTCGAATCCGGCGGCTCACAGCGAATTTATAACCTCGGCACTGAAGGTGATGCTGACACAGAGTTTCTAGACCTAAGCTGTACCACAAACCAGTATAGAATCACTAGCGATGGAACCGGAGCCGGAAGCAAGTCACGCAACATATACCTCGGAACCGCACTAGACCAGACTGGTACAACACGTGGAATGCTCGTTTCGAACAGCTCGACGATATTCAGTCATGGTGGGACGTTGCTGACCATTAAAGGCGGTGATGGAATTTTGGTTAACACGCACCTCATACCAAACATTTCGTCCTTTGATTGTGGTTCAGCTACCAAAAGATGGGGTACTGTCTATGGTGTAGATGGCGATTTCTCTGGAGATGTAGTCATGGCAGCAAACGTAGACTTTACAGGCTTGCCAACAGCCGATCCAGTTGTCGCAGGCCGACTCTGGAATGATGGCGGTACAATGAAAATCTCAGCAGGATAACTTTAACACTAACGGGGCATATAATGGACGAAAACAAGCAACACCTACAAGTCATCTCAATCCAGCTCGAAACCCTAGCCGGTCTTGAGCAAGTTAAGATGTTTATCGAATTACAGCAGAAGGCTCAGATGCTTTCGCAACTAATCAAGAAGGAAGAAGATTCTAATGAGTAAATTTGAAACTACCCCCAGCGAAATCACACCAGCAGAGCTTCTCTCGAACGACATGAAGCGTGCTGACAAAGAAGTTCGACGCCAGATCCAAACTTGGATGCAGAACGTCGACATGTTTTGGTGTGCCCCAGTAACACACGGCGAAGCTGCATACTCTAAAGAAGAGTGCCAAGCTAAGATTGATTCGAATCCTTTAGCTGCTCAGGTTCTCTTGACAGCCTCTAAGGAGTTCATCAGCTTCCACATGGCTCAAGACTTAGAGCTAGTCGCTGAAATGGTTCCAAGCCGTTACTACCTTGAAGGAGCTTACACTTGGATCGAGGGCACTTTAACACTTGATACACTTCGACCAGAATACGAAGTACAACCAGAGGAAAACTAACATGGCACTATCTCATAAACAATCATCTCAGGCAACTGCGGCTGCATCATTAGGTGAGAAGACCCTCAGAGACAGCGGGAGCGGAGCGATTGCCTTCAGCCACACCGCAACATCACAGACTAAGATTGTCGGCGTAAGGTTAGGCACTACAACAGCAGCCACCTCCGCAGGTGACTTAACTCTCGTAATTAGCAACCCAACTTTAGGTGCTGCGTTTGCTTGCACAGTGCTAAGCACTACGATGGTTGGCAACGACAGCATAGCATACTCTGAGGCTTTGTACTTAGAGAAGGGCGATGTTTTTACTGCCACTTATGCTAATCCCGATTCCGTGTCTTATGGTCTGTCAGTAGTATACGCTGACTTGGAGGTCAACTAATATGAGCTTATATATCAACGGAGTTAACCAAGCTGTCAACCAAGACGGTGTACCAGTCGAGAACGCTGGCGATACTCTCAAGCACTTTGTCTACAACCCAGTTACTAACAAGCTGGAAGCTGATAGAGCTATCGAGACTACGCTGAACTCTTTGTTCCTCGGTGAGCAACATAAGATGAGTTCTGGTTCTGAGAACATCTTCTTCACCAACTTGACTAGCGACATCAACTTCTTCCCGATGTGGGGTGGTTTGAAAGACCAAAGCCTTACAGTCAACCAAGGTGCTAGTGGTTTCATCCCTCCAAGCGGTCGAGTCTATTCAGACATGTTCTCGCTACCTTTGGGTGGGCAGCCTAACCCGTTGGTGTCTGTCGGATATGCTGGTGACAACTACTTTGGTGTCAACATAACTGGCCTCGGCATCACAACCGTGGCAGGTGAAGATGTTGGCTCAGATGTCCGACTAGAGTATCGGATTGAGATTTCAGGACGGAACGTATACAAACAAGTCCTACCTCGTAGTGCAGCACGTTCATCGGCAGCAGATAACATCTTTGAGGGCGATGTAATTGAGTGGTGGTTCGACCATCCGGTTGACGTTCGAGCAGGTACTACCCTATTCGCTGAGATTCACAAAGTACGAGAGTCTGATGACGTAGACTTAGGAGTTTTCCTAGTTCGCCAAGGCGATACAGTTGACCCTAACACCGGACTCCTTCGATACCAAGCTACTGTACACAACAGACTCTTCGAAGATAAAGACCTCGAACTAATTAGCCCGTACTTGAAGTATCAAGCTATGGACTTTAAAATTGACGCTTCAGGTTCTACAATCGCACTACGTGATTTGAGCTTAGGTTCTGAAAGCGTATTGGTCTCTCATCCTATCAACACTCTTGAGGCAGTTGCAAACGGCACCAACATCAAGATTAAGTTGCTAGATGGACAAAAGGTCTTAGTTGAGAACCTGCCTGTTAACGCTACTTCCGTCAACGGAACCTTCGTTAACTCAGTCTTGAACCAAGCGGTTACAGAGTTGAACTCTTTGTTCACGAACACTCTTAGCTTCGATTCTCAAGGTAACGCAGTTAGCGGATTCGCTCTCAGTGGTAACGACCTAACAATCACACTTACAGATGGAACTTCATTCACACAGGACGTCACTTCGTTCGGTGTAGATGAGAACAACTTTGTAGCGAGTGGAGCCTTGAGTGGTTCCGACCTCATCCTAACAATGGATGATGCTACTACAGTAACCATTGATGCTTCTTCGCTGGCTGTCGATACCGACACTACTATCAGTTTCGGAACTCTATCAGGCAACTCGCTAACACTTACTGCAAACGATTCTAGTACCGTCACTATCGACGTTACTGCATTGAATGTGGATGAAAACCTCTACGTCCTTAGCGGTGTACTAAACGGAACCGACATTGACCTAACTATGAGTGACGCATCTGTCGTTACTGTTGCCGTTGGTGCTTTGGCGATTGACAATAACACTACCATTAGTTCGGGTACAGTTAGTGGCACAGACATCATATTGAACTTGAGTGACGCTTCTATCATTACGATTGACGCGACTTCTCTTGCTACAGGAACTAGCACACAGGTTGTTAGCGGTGTAGTGAGTGGCACAGACCTCGTTCTAACGATGGGTGATTCTACCACAGTAACAATTGACGCTACTAACCTAGTTAGTGGCAGCACACTATCGGCTACTAATGATAGATGGCACATCTCCTATGGCACTAACGCCAACACAGAAGTTGGGGTGTCTACTAACGATTCTACTATTAACCAACAGCTACCATTCTACTTTGGGCAAGCCTTAACTCAAGGTGACGAGTTCAAATGGAACTTCCAAAGCAATGGTGGGGCTAACCTAATCTTAGGAATCTGGGATGGTGCTGAAGTAGCGACTGCCTATAATGGTGGTTCGATTACTCCATCTAATTGGGGTACATCTTTCACCTATGCAGGCGGCTTTATGGCTAGCTCGAACAGCACTTTGACTAACACGACCAACGGAACTAAATACGTAGTATCTAATGGCGATGCCTTAGCCATAAGATTTGATGACTCAGGATTCTTAACTTTAGTAGACGTATCTGTCTCCCCTGAAGTAGAGATAGCCAAGACTACAATTGCCTTGGGAGTTACTGAGTTTAATATGCAGATGCACACTTGGGCGAATGGCGTGTTACCAAACGGCATCATCAGCACCTCAGATTGGGCAGTCGTACACGACTTTGCCGGTACTGAAGCTGGTATTGTTAATGGCATCCTAGACCATACGGTTCTCAAGAGTAACATCTCTATTGTTGCTGGTGAGAAGATTATGTTTATGCTAGACGAAGCTGGTTCAGGAGACTTCTTCGGAACTAACTACTCTGCTGCTTCTACAGGAGTATCAACTGCTGAGGAACAATTAGACAACACGTTTATCTATCAAACCAACGAAGCTATCGTATTCGATACGTCTTCGGGAGTTTCAGATTGGAACGCTAATACTAACGCACCCGATTACTTCTTCGCTGCGAGTTTGAACCAGTACAGGGACGGTGGTGCTGGAACGGTTCAAGGGATGTTCTCTTTGAGATTCACCGACAGCGGCACTTTAACTTTGTACGATGAAGATTCAGGGGTTAAGATAGCAACAGCTAAACAAGACCCAACAGTGGGTTCTAGTGTTAGCCTCTACTTCGGCGTTAAAGGTAACAGAGCATACTACAGTGTCCCTGTGATCTCTAAGCAGGCTATCGGACAAGGGTCACAACCTGACACCAACTTCGTACCTACTGTAGCAGACCAAACGGTAACTGTCACAGAAGCCGATGTCCTTAGCTTCACAATTGTATCTAGTGATAACATTGTCAATCAGTTTGTCGAACTAGACGCTCCGTCTTGGATGTCTATGAATCAGACTACTGGTGTACTTAGCGGAACTGCTCCAGCCTACGCTGGGACTGCTGCTGACACTATCGTCGTTAACTGTAAAGCAGGAAACGCAATTGGTGGCCATACGGAATTCACGGTTACTGTCACAGTCGCTCAGAGTAGCTACACTAACAACAGCTCACTCAGCTTGGACGGGACTAGCAGTTTCTTGCAGGGCAATCCTGTCAGCATGACAGAACTTGAAAGAGCTACTAATGGTGATGGAAGTTCTTGGACGATTAGCATGTGGGTGAAGCCTAGTTCTTCAACTGCTACTAACACGTTGTTGGTCTACGGTGCTGGTAATGACTACGCTGGTGGAGCAATCACACTGAAGCAGCAAGGCGGGACATCGCTAGTCTTAAATTATGGTACTGTTTACGACAGCATCATCCTTGTTGCAGGTAACGCTCTAACTGCCAGCACTTGGCAGCATGTAATGATTACTTTCGATGGTGGCACTACTGGTAACAATCTTCTTAGCTCAAGTGATTACTACAGCAGGTTCGACATGTACGTCGATGGTGTTCTCCAATCTAATGTCGGTGTTGCCACTAACGGTGGATACACTGGTGCTATTAGTGGTGCGAACCCAAGCGATAACATCTTTAGGATTGGTAGGGCATCTAATGTCCACAACAATTACTATGGCGGTATCGTAAACCAAGTAGCTATCTGGGGTACGGATGAGACTGCTAACTTAGCAACCATCTACAACTCAGGTGCAACACAGGACTTAAGCTTGTTAGCTTCTGCCCCTGCTCACTACTATGAAATTGGTACTTCGGTAACAACGATAACTGACAGCATTGGAAGTGCGAACCTAACTGGATACAACTTCGTATCTGCGGATTTGGTTTCGGACACACCATAGCTTTAACTTTACGCAGCCCATTCAATTGGGTGGGCTGCTCTTTGCTTCAGTAGCTCAGTCCGGCAGAGCAGTTGATTTGTAATCAACCGGTCGGGGGTTCGAATCCCTCTTGAAGCTCTTTTGATCAACCCTAAGGAACCTAACATGTCCCAGTATATCCAAGCGGCTGCCGTTCCTTCGAGAACCTTAACAGCCATCCTACTTAACTCTAGCCTAGCGACAGTAGCCACGGCTGCCACAGTTGTCGAGTATGGCACAGACACAGGCCTCTACACAGTTTCCTTCGCTGGTGACGCTTTAACAGGCTCCTACCGCCTATTGCTTACAGACTCAGCCACCTCAATCGGTGTCGCACAGTACGAAGCCTTGTTCACAGCAACAGCCGAAGAGACTGTAGCTGCTTCTGAGTATGTAAACGCTTCAGGTGGAGCTACAGAATCGGGACAAGCTGCTATCCTAGCAGCAATCACACCACTCACAACGGTCTACACACCACAGCTTGACAGCGAGAGCATTGCACTCATCAGCGGAAACGCTTATGATGGCACAGCTAACGGGGTCTTGACTTGGATGGCCTCCAAGACTGTTGACGCTGAACAAGTTAACTTCCAGATCCGTAGTGGTAGTAATGTTGTACTGCTCGATCAGGATACAGTTGGCGTAACCACCTTAGCTACTGGTTCGACAGTAACGGTATCTCTTTCGAGTGCTGCAACTGCCTTACTTGACTCAGACATGGATGTCTTTTACTTCGATCTCAGTATAGAGTTCACAACAGATTCAGTCTGGACGATAGCAACTGGCTTGGTTTCCGTAACCGGAGTTTAACATGATCTCAGACATACTAATAATAGCCTTCTTAGTTCTCTGCCCCGTTGCAATAGTTACTGCTGTGGTGTATGAGATTAGGTGCTTCATAACAGGGAAACAATAATGGCACGTAACGCAACACAACTTAATGACGCTATCGCTAACCTAGAGCAGATTCTAGACGCTGGTGCTACAATGATCACCATTGATGGTGAGACAACACAGTTTGATCTTGAAGGTGCTTCAATTCGCCTTCGTGATCTCAAAGCTGAACTTGCTACTTTGCAAGGCAAGGCTAATCGCCGCCCACTTTTCAATCGTATCGACTTAAGCTAAGGAGCCAACAATGGACTGGATGAACGAAGCTAACGGCTCCATCGACTTCGGTGGCAGCAAAGAGAACACTAACTTCGGGTATGACGGAGCAGGCTCATCGAGCAAGAACCGCAAGCCTAAGAAGCAGAAGCTAACCACAGAAGACAAGCAGTTGAGAGCTACAGACCGCAAGGTTCTACAGTCCACAACCCGCGACCTTCGAAGGAACGAAGTTGCAGCACGCTGGATTCTCAGCAAGCACATCGACTTCGTTGTCAAGCATCAGTTTCAGCCTAACACTGGCGACGAAGCTACTGACAACCTACTACGCGAGTTCTACAACTACGCAGCTAAGAAAGAGCAATTCGACATTAGCGGTCGATATGATCTTAACACATTCATGAGAATGGTTGAGTCATCGGCTGTTGTTGATGGAGACATCTACTGCGTACGTCAACGAGGCGGGTACTTGCAAGCTATCGAATCTGATAGAGTGCGACAACCTAATTTCCTCGCTGAGCGTGATGGCGTGTCCCCTTCCAACGGCTCACAAGAGAGTCCATTGATTGATTGGGTTCAAGGCATCAAGATAGACGTTACTGGCCGTCCTAAGCAATATGCTATCTGGAAGCGTGCAGAGAACAACTATCAGTTCGAGCGTAACGTATCCGCTAAGAAGATCATTCCTATGGGCTTCTGGGACAGGTTCGACCAGACTAGGGGCATCAGTCCACTAGCCGCTGTTGTCGATACCATCATGGATCTTAACGAGAGTTATGACTACGCACTAGCAAAGGCTAAGGTAGCTCAACTCTTCGCTCTCTCGATCACACGAGAAGCACAGTTCGGAATTGGTGACGATGATCAAGATGGTGATTCCAATCCAGACAGAACAGTCAGCTTTGACAAAGGGCCACAGATCCTTGATCTTGATCCCGGTGAAGAAGCTAAGTTCCTGAACTCAACTACACCTGAGACAGCTACTCAAGACTTCTGGAAGGACATGATCGGCATGACCTTGAAGAGTCTTAACATACCTTATAGCTTCTGGGACGAGTCCTACACGAACTTCAATGGTTCGCGAACAGCTCTCATCCTTTACCTTCGAAGCTGTGAAGCAGACAGAGAACGACAAGTGGCCTTCCGAAATGATTGGTTTGCTTGGCGACTCAAAGTGGGCATCCTCAAGGGTGAGATTCAGTTACCTGCTACTTTCGAGATTGATCCTAAAAATTGGCTTTGGGTTCCTGATGGACTCCAATACTGGGACACGATGAAGGAAGCCTCGGCTGACGTACTTCTTATCGAGAATGGTCTCCGTTCTAGAACAGAGATCAGACGCGAACGCTTTGGTGACGAATGGGCAGACGTTGCTCGTAAGTTATCTGAAGAGAAGAAGTTGTTAGAGACACTGGATATCTTACCTCCTGATCTTAGACCTCTACCAGAACCACAACAACCACAAGGAACCCCAGATGGCAAATAACATTACCAAGCCAGCAACCGTATTCAGAGCAGGCATCTCACTAGCTTCGCAGAACGACACACCTGTCGTATCTTACGAAGGTGGAAACTTCGAAGCTGGATTCATCCAGAACTTCGCAGTCATCACAAGTGGTGAAGCTCTCGGACACGGTTCTTGGGTTGACGCAGACTTCGTAGCTGATGTAGCTATGCAGCTTGCATCCTCCAAGAAGGGCGTAGTAAGTCGCTACACCCACCCGAACATGAGTGGCGATGCACTGAGCAAAGGCTTGGGAAGAGTTGTTTATCGAGCAGACGGAGACGGCAAAGTTAGAGGTGACCTTCACTTCTACAAAGCTGCTCACAAGTCACCTGATGGCAACCTTGCAGAATACCTCATGGACTTGGCTACTGATGATCCTGAATCCTTTGGTGCCTCTATCAGTTTTGAGAGAGACATTGAAGCAGAAGAATCCTACGCAGAAGCTAACCCTTCCTCGAATGATCCACGCAACGTGGACAACCTACCCCACGTTCGACTTGGCAAGTTACGCTTCGTCGATATCGTATCCCAGCCAGCCGCCAACCCTGACGGCTTATTCTGTGCTGATGATACTTTCAAGCAAGCCGAAGCTCTTATGGGTTTCATGCTTGGGATGACAACAGAGAAACCTGATACCAGCGAGATTTTCTCGGTCGATGCAGACCGACTCGCACAATTCACCCAACGTTATCTAACCACTAATGGGCTAAAGATTATGAACGAAGTCGAACTGAACGAAGTTGAAGAAGTTGTAGAAGTTGTCGAAGCCGTTGAAGCTCCTGAAGTTGCTGAAGTAGCAGTCGAAGAAGTTGAAGTTGTTGAGACTCCATGCTGCGAAGCTGAGCCTTGCGAATGCGAAGAAGCTCCTGTTGAAGAAGCTCCTGTCGAAGAAGCTCCTGTCGAAGAAGCTCCTGAAGTTGAAGAAGCCGAAGAAGAAGTAAATCCAATGGACGGGCCACGAGCTGTTTCACCACAGTTTAGCAAAGAAGACCTTGCTAAGTACATCGAGAGCTTCGGCCAAGATGCTGGACTTGGATTCTTCATGAATGACATCGAATTCAATGATGCTCAAGGACAATACATTGCTGCACAGAACGAGAAGATTGCTTCTCTAAAGTCGCAGATCGAACTAGGCGAAGAGACTGAAGATCAGCCTCTCTCTGGTAACAACGGCGAAGCAGTCGAGACTAAAGGTCAAGGCTTCAAAGTCGTAATTAAGTAACTCTAACTCTTTCTGGCTCCCTTCCGTGAGGAGCCTTTTTACTACCTCCTTTTTAAGGAACTCTACTGATGGCGAATGATTTTTTAACTGTAGCTGACATGGTTGCCGATGCTTACGATCTTTCCGGTTTGGAAACTTCTGAAGTTCGTGCTGCTGCCCCTGTTATCGCTTCTCTTCCTGCTATTCCTGCTTCTAACGGAACAATGCACAAGCAATCGGTCATGACCGCTTTGCCTGTTACTGGATTCCGTACTGAGAACGTTGGACGCGACTTCGATCATTCAGTTGATCGTATTGATACTGTTGATCTTAAGATCTTAGACTGGTCGTGGATGGTTGACAAAGCTGTTGCTGATTCCAGCCGTTTCGCTGGTGGACGTGAGCAGTACATCGCACGTGAAGGTTTACGTCACGTTCAATCTGCTATGTTCAATCTTGAGCAACAGTTCATCAACGGTACTGTCGGTGCCGCTGCTGGTGGATTTGATGGTCTTGCTGATCAGTCGAACCTTCAAGGTGCTGCTGGCAACATGGTTGTTGACGCTGGTGGAACAACTGCCACGACTGGATCTTCTGTTTACTTGATCCGTCGCAACTCTGCTGAGTGTGGACTTGTTTACCACGGCGAAAACGGTGTTGAGCTTGGCGAGACACGTATCCAGAACTTCGTTGATGGAACTGGCAAGAACCTTCCTGCATACTACACGCCCGGTTGCATGTGGACAGCTGGATTCTTCGGAAGCCTTTACTCTGTAGTTCGTATTGCTAACCTTACCGCAGACAGCGGAAAAGGCCTTACTGATGACTTGATCTACCAAGCTCTTGAGTTGTTCCCAGCCGGACACAGCCCAGACATGATGATCATGAATCGTCGCTCACAGTTCCAACTTCGCACTTCGCGAACAGCAACTAACGCAACTGGCGCACCTGCACCATTGTCGATGGACGCTGCTGGAATCCCAATCGTAACTACTGACGCCATCAAAAACGTCGAAGCATTGTTGGTATAATCCTATGAGCAACCCAGCATACAGAGCTTACTTAGCTAGTAGGGTTGCACACAAGAATCTCCGAGGCGTAACCGTGACTGTGAGCAGAGGCATAAACACTTCTGCTCCCTTCACGGCTACCATCGGATTCTCTGGTTCAACTTCTTTCGAAGCTGATGGATCTACCCTCTACTCTAAGAACAGAGACTATCTCATCGAGGTAGCTTTATATAACGCTGGTGGCGAAGTGCTAGAGCCTGCTAAGTACGATATCATAACTGAAGTGATTCATGGTGAAGTCCGGACGTATCAAGTCATTGACAACAATGGCGATGGTGCTGCGGCCTCTGCTGATGCTAACTTAACCGTGTGGCGTGTCCATACTAAGGAGATTTGATATGGGAATAGCAGTCGAAGTTACTGAAGCTGTTACAGCTAAGTTAAACGAAACCACTTTCGGAACGGCAGTTGTCACTAGACAGCTCAATCCTCAAGTAATACGTAAAGGGCTAACTCCCCAGATCATCGTAGCTCTACAAGGCAAAACGTCTGTAGAACAAGACAGGTCGAACGAGTGGCTTCAGTACAGCATTGGAATCGGGCTAAGTTACCCTATCAACTCTGTCGCTGACTTAGACCTTGGGCTTAACATGTGTGAGGATATCCAAGACTGGATGTCTCTCAAGTCGAACCGCATCATCACGATGCCTTCTGGTTCGATCTGCTTAGTACCACCTTTCACGATGGAATCACCTTTCGATCCCACTCAGGTAGACGAAGCTAACGTCATGTTCAGCATTACTAATTTCAATTACCGCTTCTTTAAGAATAGGACTTAATATGTCTTGTACTGGATTCGATGGCTCGATGGGTATTGGAGTAGCTGACGCTACTGTAACCGCCGCAGTCACTTACACAGAAGTCCCAACTGCCCGTGACATCAACGTCACAGTCACAGCGGACAAATCAGAAGTTTCGGATAGAACGAGTGCGTTCAAGAATTACGTTGCTGGTGGACAAGATTGCGAAATCTCGACTACCCTCACTTACGATTCGAATGACACAACTCAGTCCACAATCCGTGACGCCTGTATCGCTCGCACCAGACTTGTCGTCGGTGTATTCGATGGTGCCCTTCAAGCTGCTGCTGAAGGTATCACTTTCGATGCGTATGTTTTCTCTACAGATATCGCTCAGCCGCTCGCTGACGGACAGACTTACTCTGTTACGTTCGCACCTGCGTCTGAAGGTAGTGTACCCGCATGGTCAACTTTAGTTTAGGATAATTAGATGCCTTTAGAAACTTCACAAGTAGGCTTTAACGGTTTACTCTCGTGGTCGGCTACTGTCGATGCTGATCCTTCCGGGGTCACACTTGCTGCTATTGATACTGCCCGTGACGTTAACGTAACAATCGCTGTCGACAAGACAGAAGTTACTGATCGTCGTAGCCAGTTCAAGCGATACTGTCCTTCGATGATTGATGTCGAAGTTACCGCTACTCTTACTTACACCGCAACATCAAAGGACTTCATTCAGAAGTGTCTTGATCGCGATGTAATGACGATTGGCGTTCAACACAGTGCAGCCAGCGAAGGAATTTACTTCACTGGATCGTGCTTCCAATCTGACTTGTCTCAGCCTCTTACTGATGGAATGACCATCAGCGTGAGCTTTGCACCTGTCCGTCAAACTGGCTCCGGTGCCGGTGGCGAACCTGTTTGGGGTTAAGATTGATATATTTAGGGGGTGGAGTTAGCTCTGCCCCCTTTCTTTCACCTAGGAGCTTTCTATGCTACACCTACAATGGATGCTTAAACTAAGCAACGATAACCAAATCAAGCTAAGCATTGCTGATGCTGAGTTACTCGGAGTGGAGCGTTTCACTACCGTTGGTGCGATCAGAGACATGATCAAGCCTCAAGAACCAAAACAAATCAAGATGATTGAGATCGAAGACGATCTTAACATGGAACTCTAAAATCACATAAGGGGCGTTATGATGCTTTTACACCAGTACAAAGATACCAAGGGCCAACTCTGGACTCTCAATATCAACATCGGTCATTACATGGCCTTCAAAACTAAGCTAGGCATTGACATCTCTGAGTCGTTTGATAACGACAACAACTGGATGGCTAAAGTCGCAGCACACGAGAACCTTCCTTTGCTACTTGAGATGATTGACATCCTGACAGCAGGTGAGCGTGACTCCCGCGATCTGACACTTGATCAAATGTACGAAGGTATCAATGGCGATGTTGTCGCTGATGCAACCGAGGCAATGATAGAGGCTGTCGTGCTTTTTTTACCTGCCCACAAACAGAAGGCTCTTCGCCTGATAGTGGACTCCGTGAAGGTGGGCATGGACAGAGCGCTGATCAAGATGGAGAAGGAGACTCAGAAGCTGATGGACACTCTCCCGGCACAGATGGACGCGCAGATAGACAAGATCATGAGAGAAAACACTCCGTAATGATCTACGAGTTTATCTGGGAGGCAGCGGGTATCGTTGGGTTAGATCCCAGCCCGTTCAGCTTTCACCAGATAATGCTCATGCGTAAGGGTTGCGAAGGTGAACGATGGGATCGTCTATCGTACGAATTAGCTGTGTACATGTCATCGAAAGGTGCCAAGAACATAACAGTCGAACAGTTCCACAAGTTCAAGATGGAACAGAAACCGCAGATGACAACTGATGCTCTGCGGGCACTTAAAGGCAATTTCTAAGGACAGCGTTATGTATAAAATGAGCTTCAAACTTACTGTAGGTTCGTTCTCAGGTAATAACGCTATGTCCCGTTGGTCTATTAACCAGCGAAAGAAGATACTTAGAGAGACTGAGAGGCGAATGTTCAAAGCCTCTGGTTTCCTTCGTACAGATATCAAGAGAGGCATGGGTCGCAGGATAGCGGCTCGGCAAAACTATAAAGGCTACCACTGGAAGTCTCATCCACCTTCTGCCGCTGGCAGTCCAGTACGTAAACGAGCCAAAGGGAAAGGCGGTTTACAGCACATAACCTTCTTGCAAGAAGACACATTCCGCTTCCGTATCGGCCCTGAGCAGTATCCATCCGGGGGATTCGGAGCCAATACTACGTTCGCTGGCGATGTCATGCACATGACTGGTGGACAAGGTCGAGTAAAGCTGCCCTTAGACATTGAGCAGATGCCTGCTTCTCTAAGAGGTAAAGCTCTCGATCAACAGATACCGTGGCCGATGGTTTACAAGAACTGCCACTACAAGAAACGTGACTACCTGTCTCCTTCACGCAAGAAGGTGGTAGCCAAGTTCCCTCAAATATTCGCCAATCTAAACGCTTCATACTAAAGGGCACCCCCTAATGGCTAATCCTTCCACAAGAGCAAATGTTATACTAAGCCTAGTTGACAAGATGTCTCCAAAGCTAAAGAAGATATCGAACGGACTAGACGCTATGGCTGTTAAAGCTAGGCGTGCTGGGCAAGCTATGGCCATAGGAGCAATAGCTCTCGGTTTAGTCATCAAGGAAACTGTATCTGCTGCTGTTGAGTTGGACACCAACATGCGTAAGGTAGCTGCTCGTTCACAAGAGATATCTACTGCGGAAATGGCAGAACTCACTGAACTAGCTAAAGAGTTGGGTCGCACTACGTCCTTCACAGCCGGTGAAGTATCAGCTTTGATGGCTGAGCTTGCTAGAGGTGGATTGGGTGCCGGAGAGATCGTCGCAACAACCGATGCTCTTCTCGACTTCGCTAAGGCTACCGGGATATCAACTGAGCAGGCTGCCGCGTTCGCAGTCGGAACAACTAAAGCGTTCGGTCTTGAGGTAACAACAGCTAACCTCGCTCACACAACTGATGTACTTACATTCGCGGCCAACAACTCTATGCAGAGTGTCGAAGACCTCGGCTACGCTATGGAGTCTGTGTCTGCTGTGGCCTCTAGTATGGGCCAATCAATGGAAGACGTAGCTGCTACCGTTGCTATCATGGCTAACTCGAACATCAAAGGTTCGAAGTCTGGTCGTATGCTGAAGAACGTACTGATGTCGATGGCCTCCAAAGGTGGCGATCTAGCTAAGGTTCTCGGAGTCGATCTAGTAGGAAGCAATGGTAAGATCAAGAACTTAGGCCAGATACTTGGTGAGTTCGATGCCCGTACTAAGAACATGG